ACTGCAAGATTGATGAACTGACAAGAGAGGTCAGGGAACACAACAATTTTGCGAAAAGAATGCCTGTTGTAGAAGAACGGATTAAGGAAATCAATCATAGAATTGAGGATTTAGAAAGGAAGGAATAACATGGAAAACATAATAGGAAACATCACAATGGTTTTAACAGTGATAGGTGTTATTGCATTTATCACAAGCGTAATCACGCAGGTGACAAAGGAATGGAAGGTCTTTAATAAGATTCCAACAGCAATTCAGGTATATATAACAGCACTTATTATCACAGTAATAAGCATAGTTGTGTATCTGCAGGTAAAAGGCTTCAAAATAGTGTGGTATTACATTGTAGGAGCGATTATATTGAGCTTCTTTATCTCATTTGTGACAACGAACGGTTGGGAACAGTTAAAGACATTATGGGACAGATTGAAATATAAAAAAAGAGGTGATGAATAATGCCAAAATATACGGCAAGATTAACAGCCCCGGCAAAGACAGACCGCCATTATTACAGTAATGACAACGCTTTTTTCAGAAGCGGTTTTGGTATGCCTAATTGCACCGCATACGCACACGGCAGATTTGCCGAAATAACAGGCAAATTCCCAAAAATGTACGGCAATGCGGAAGATTGGTGGGACGAAGCAAAAAAGGCAGGATATGAAACAGGACAGGTTCCTAAATTGGGTGCTATTTGCGTATGGAAAGCAGGCCAGACACATAATAGTGTAGACGGAGCGGGTCACGTTGCTATTGTCGAACAGATAAAAGCCAACGGAGACATTGTGACAAGTAACAGTGCATGGAAAGGCTTAGAGTTCTACACGCAGGAAATTACAAAAGCATCAGGATATATGTATGCAAGCAATAGACCGTTCCTTGGCTTTATTTACTGTGGAATTGAGTTTGAAATGGACATATCAAGCACCACAGGAAGTGTTGTGGCAGGTAAGGCGGTCATTTTGAAGAATACATCATGTTATTCATCAGAAAGTGCCAAAACTGCCTATGGCGTCAAGTCAGGCACATTCTATCTGTGGGATAATGTGGTTAGGTCAGGAAGAATCAGAATCACCAATTCATCTTCAAGGGTAGGTGTGGCAGGACAGGTCACATGTTGGATTGCGATTGCTGATGTCGGATTGAGTACAGACACAGCACCAACACAGCAGATAGCACCGGCAATCAAGGCAGGGACAGCATACACATTGAAAGATGTTCCGGTGTATTCATCTGAATCGGGTGCTTCAATCGGAAATCGGTCAGGAATCTATCGCACATGGGATTCTGTTGTAAAAAATGGCAGAATCCGAATGACGAACAGCGCTTCAAGAGTTGGTGTTCCTGGGCAGGTCAGCTTTTGGGTTGACGTAAAAAAACTTAAATAAGTTATTTTAGGATATTCAGAAATGGATGTCCTTTTATATTGTCCAAACGGCTTATGACATAAAAACTGTGACGAACAACTAATAACTCCGGCAAGAGTGATAACTGCCAGTGTGGCTACGATTAAAGCCAAGAAAGGATAGAACAATGGAATTAAAGGAACTGTTAGGAGAAGAACTGTATAAGCAGGTACAGACAAAGATTGACGAGAAGAACAGCACAGAGGCAGATAAGCTTAAGCATGTAAGATATGCAGATCTGTCTGAGGGCAAATATGTCAGTAAAGAGAAGTATGATTCAGAACTTGAGAAGCTTAATGGACTGATTACCGGCAAAGACACGGAAATCGGAAATGCAACAAAGCTCATTGAAGAGCTTAAGAAGGCTTCCAAGGGAGATGAAGGCATGCAGCAGAAGATTTCAACGTATGAAACGGAGAACGCAAGGCTCCAGAGAGAACTTGAAGAGACAAAAATCAATGCAGCCATTAAGGTGGCTCTGCTTGAGGCTCATGCAGTCGATTCTGATTACATGACATATAAGATTAAGACTGGTCTCAAAGAGAAGAACGAAGAGCTGAAGCTTGATGATGATGGCAACATCAAAGGTTGGGATAACATGCTCACGTCACTCAAGGCACAGTTTCCGACTCAGTTCACAGCTTCATCCGGCTCAGATGATGGTCAGAAGCACATCATTGAGAACAGGTTGCCAGGCGGCAATCCTGGCAATAGCAATGCCGAGCCTAAAAATTTAGCAGAGGCATTAAAACAGAAATATGATGGTAACAACCAGTAATAATTGAAAGGTAAGGTGAACAATATGGCAGCACAGACATTAGAGGAAATTAAGAAAGGTATGAGTGACAAGGTATTCTCACAGATTGTGGACATCTTCCTCAGACATTCAACAGTACTTCAGATGCTTACATTTGATGACTGCGTATCAGCATCAGGCGGTGGCTCAACAATGAAGTACAAGTATCTCAGAAAGGTACTTCCTGCAACAGCAGAGTTCAGAAAGATAGGCGGTTCTTATACTGCTTCAACAGCTACCAAGCAGGAGTGCGAGGCTAATCTTGCAATCATGGGTGGAGCTGTTCAGATGGACAGGGTGCTCAACAGAATAGCCGGTAACTTCGACAACATGGCATATCAGATAGAAGAGCATATCAAAGCGGTCGTGAACCTCTTCCATTACACAATGATTAATGGAGATGCAACCACAACAGCTTCGGGAGATCATCCGGAGTTCCAGGGACTTGATTCTATGCTTGCTGGAACAACGACAGAGTATGGTACAGACAAGTCCATTGATTTGTCAACTATTACGGCAATCAAATCCAATGCAGATGAGTTCTACGAGGCACTGAGTCTTCTTGTCAAGACAACAGCTGCAGATGCAGTACTCACTAATACAGAGATGATCACTAAAATTCAGACTGTTGCCCGTATCCTTGGATACAAGACAGAGAGCGAGGAAGCATTTGGAAGACGTATAACTACAATTGACGGAGTAAAGCTTGTTGATATGCAGGATTATTACACTGTAAGCGGAAGTGCAGCAACTGCCGGTCATGTAGTTAAGAAAGGACTTTCAAGGACTATTGCAAGCGCAAGCTCCGCAACAACAGGACTTACAGATATTTATGCTGTTAAATTCGACGTCAATGACGGATTCCACGGAATCAGCCTGAATGGTGGTTCTGTAATCGATCAGTATCTTCCAAACTTCAATGAACCGGGTACGGTTAAGGACGCTGAAGTTGAGATGATCGCAGCTACAGTACTTAAGAATACACAGCACGCTGGTGTTCTCAGAAACATCAAGATTGCGTAATGCGTAAGAAAGGATAAGGTGATGAATATGGCAGCGAAGGAAACGAAGGAAACGAAGACAATGGAGCAGGCGGATGTTGCTGTAGAATCTGCAGCAGTAAAGCCTAAGAGCTGGATTGTATCAGTTATTAATGGTTCTACATATTGCGGAATAGGTGCCGGTGGTGTACAGTTCGCAAATGGCAGAGCTGAAATCACATCTAAGCGTATGGCTGACTGGTTCAAGGAACATAAAGGATATAATGTCATTGAACAGTAGTAAGGCGGTGATCTTATTATGATTATGACTGTGAATCGACTGAAAGAGTTGATTGATACCGGTTCAGAGAAGGATAAGGTGCTTGAAGCTAAGCTTCAGGCACTGGAAATCCTGATAAGGAAATATACCAACAATAACTTTCAGAATCGAAGCAGAAGAATCAGGTGTGATGTATCATCCGAAGTCGGATTGATGTGTGCATCATCATTATTCAAGGTTGGGGACACTGTTCAGTTGTCAGAATCGGCTTATAATAGCGGTCTGTATATAATTGACAGTATAGACTTTGATAATGGCTGTATGGGGCTGAATGAGAGCTTAACGACTGAATCAGATGTGCTTGTCACAAAAGTTGAATATCCTATGGATGTGCAGATGGGTGTTGTGAATATGCTTTCATGGGACCTGAGCAACAGGGACAAGGTCGGGATTCAGTCAGAAACGATCAGCAGACATTCTGTGACCTATTTTAACATGGACGGTGATAATTCCACTATTGGTTATCCGAAATCCCTTGTCGGCTTTCTGAAGCCTTATATGAAAGCGAGATTTTAATATGATTAGTGGCAATACAACAGCGGAAATCAGAGTGCAAAGCACTGTAAAGAACGAAATAGGCGGAACGTCAAAGACGTGGACAGCGGTTCAGAATGTAAAAGGCTGGCTTGACCTGACAGGCGGGGACAGCAAATACACCACTTTTAATGCTAAGATTCAGGAAAGCACACATGTATTTCTATGTGATTATGTTCCTTTGGATGCAAGAATCAAGGCAGAGAACAGCAGGCTTGTTGTTAACGGTAAGATATATGATGTGCTTTTAATTGATGACCCAATGGAACTGCACAAGCAGCTTGAAATATATCTGAAATACACCGGAGGACAGTGATATGGCGGATAATGTTGAATTTAAAGATTACAGCATTGAAGTAAAAGGAAAAATCAATGATGCCCTTATTGCTGCATTATACGAGGCGGCAGGAGAAGTAGTATCACAGACAGCAAGAAATTCAAGGGTAGACACAGAACAGACTAAAGGTTCCTTTGAATATGTTGTTGACGAAGAAAAACTTGAATCCACAGTCGGAAGCCCTTTAGAGAATGCCATTTGGGAAGAGTTTGGAACAGGCATCCATGCTCTAAACGGTGATGGCAGAAAAACAGCCTGGCATTATAAGGATAAAAAAGGCAATTGGCATACCACAACTGGAAAGAAAGGTACAAGGGCATTTTTCAGAGCTTTTCAAAAGCTGAAGAATCCGATTATTAAGATGTTTGAAAGTAAGATGAAAGGGTTGAATTGATATGCAGAAGGAAACATTGAAATTCATTAGTGATGCATTGGCATCCGCAGGGATTCCGTATGAATACGAAGAATACAATTCATCAATCGAAGCTCTGAATCGTTACTGGGTGGGTGAATATTCTGAAACAGGACCATTGACAGAAGATGGACTTGAAGAAAGTACATTCATTCTGACAGGGTATGCAAAAGAAGATATGCTGATACTTGAAAACGATAAGCAAACAATTAAACAATTATTTCCAATTATAAGCGGAAACCGGGCAATCCTTGACAATGGTTCAGGGGTTGCCATTTTTTATACAAACAGTTTCCCTATACCAACAGGGGATGATTTCATTAAGAAATTACAAATTAATTTAACTATAAAAGAATGGATGGTGAACTAATATGGCAGTAGCAGGAAAACATGGTATT